TCTTGTCGGAAAGTTTATGTTAGCCTTCGATATTCGTATAGTATTTTTCCTTGGTGGCCTTATCTCTCTTGGATATGGCCTTTTTCTGTTTAAGCCTTGGATAGCGTTTACTGTTGTTGGGTTAATCCTAATGGTTGTTGGATGGCTCATGGAGGATAAGGAAAAGCGTGGGTAATTTCATGTCCAGACTTCCAAGACCGAAAGCAGTTAGTCCAACTCTTGATAAATTAATTCGTGAATATTTCGGTGGAGGTTCTACGTCGTCTGGTGTGTCAGTTAATTCTGAGACAGCCATGCGACTTGCGACCGTCTATGCCTGCGTAAAGGTTCTCTATCAGTCCATAGCGCAGATGCCTTGTCATCTTATGGAAAGAGTTGGTGAAGGTAAGAATGCTACTACCGGAAAAGCTATAGATCATCCACTCTACAGCATCCTTCACGATCAACCTAACTCTTGGATGGGAGCAGATGAATTATGGGGAATGTCTGTTGCACATGAATCACTTCGCGGTGACTTTCTCGCTTTTAAAACAATGGTTCGTGGCGAAGTGCGAGAACTTATTCCTATTGATCCTGAGAGAGTTCAAGAAATTAAACAAAACCCTGACTGGTCGATAACATACAAAATATTAGAAGGTGGATCGGTTAAAGAATATTTACAAGATAAAATATTCCATGTTCGTGGCATGTCTTTAAATGGCTATAGTGGCTTAAATCCTATCGCTTACAATCGTGAATCTGTTGGTGTTGGAATAGCATACGAAAAATTTAAGGCTAATTATTTTGGAAGAGGATTACACCCAAGCGCAATTATTGAATCTCCAAATAGAATGGATACGCCGGACAGAAAAAACGTAGCTAGATCATTGACAGAGGAATTTGCAGGATTGTCTAATAGTCAAGGGTTAATGTTTCTTGATGACGGGATGAAGATGAATTTTCCTCCTATAAAACTCGTCGATCAGCAATTTCTTGAAAATGAGAAATATACTCAATCCCAAATAGCAAGTTTGTTTCGAGTACCGTTAATGCTTCTTCAGGCCGGAGATGCCCCGACTACATATGCTAGTAGCGAACAGTTTATGTTGGCTTTTGTAACTCATGCCTTAGCTCCGATTATCGTAAATAGAGAGAAGGCTATTTACCGATCTCTCTTAACAGAAAAAGAGAAGAGAAGATTCTACGCTAAGTTTGAAATGCGTAGTCTTCTTCGTGGAGCATTTAAAGAGCAGATGGAAGGATTTCAGATTGCTATTGATAAGTGCATTATGAATCCTAATGAGGTTCGTGGATTACTTGAAATGAATCCATATTTTCCTGATGGTGAAAAATACGAAACAAGAACTAGCACGACTAAGGATACCAATACCCCGGCGAGCACGGAGAAAGGAGCGGCAAAGTGAATCTATTATATCGAACTAGAGCTAATGCACAAGCGATAGCCACAATTTATAACAAACCATTAGATAAGCCAGAATGGTTTAAAGTTGTGGCAGCTAAAGATAACGAAGAAGCACAGATACTCTTATTCGATTATGTGGGATGGCCGTATAACGATCCTCGTGATCTTATTCATGCTCTCGCTGATATAGGAGATGTTGTTGTCCGTATTAATTCTCCAGGCGGCGATGTATTCGATGGTGCCAGTATTTTCAATTCACTTGCATCTCATAAAGGAACCGTAACTACCCGTGTTGAAGGGTTAGCAGCATCTATAGCTTCCGTAATTGCAATGGCCGGTAAGAAAGTTCAAGCATATGACAATACAATGTTGATGATACACAATGCTTGGACATTTACGATGGGTAATCAATATGAAATGCGCGAAACTGCTGACCTTCTTGAAAAAATAGATGGAAACATTCTTGATGCTTATCAGAATAAAAGTAAAAAAGGTAAAAAAGCTATTGCTGACATGATGAAGGAAACAACTTGGATGACAGCAAAAGAAGCTAAGGAAAATGGATTTATTGATGAGATAGTAACAGGAAAATTAGTAAAAGCTAATTTCAATTTGTCTATATTTGCTAATTTACCAGAAGAATTTTTAGACATAGAACATCCGACATTCACAGGATTTGACGTTGAAAAAGCCATGAGGGACGCAAAAGCCCCAAAGGGATTCGCCAAAGCAGTAGCGGCGGCATGTCGTGCTGCTAAGTTAGTTGATCGGTGTCATGCCGACGATAATTCGGAAGGCGATATAGAGAAAGAAATAGAGGCCGCAAAACAAGCGGGTATTAATGAACTTAAAGCGGAGATTGAGAAAATAACTTCAAAATTGAAGCAGTAATTAAAAATCAGGGTTCTCGTTAAGACCGATCATCTGAAGCGGGACGTAAGAAAGAATTTTAAGGCGGCTGGATAGAGCTATCCCTCTATTTATGTCGCCTTTTTTTCTTTGCCCAAGAAACAGCCAACAGGAGGAACGATAATGAAGGAATTAAAAGATACCATTGAAGCCCTCGGTAGAACTTTCGAGGAATTTAAAGCAGCCAATGAACAGAGAATTAAAGCTATTGAGAATAAAGGATACGCACCGGCAGATACAGTAGAAAAGATCGACAAAATCAACGCTGAACTGGATAAGATCGTAGCGCTCAAAGCTCAGTTGGAAGCACTGGAAACCGCAGTAGCTCGTGACGAATTTAAGGGTGGTGGTTCTACGCAGATCGACAACGCTAAAGCAGAACACAGAGCTGCTTTTGAGAAATGGTTTCGTAAGGGTGGGGAAGCACAGCTTGAAGCAGTTAAACAGTTACAGGTACAGGCCGGATTGTCCACGTTATCCGATCCCGATGGTGGATACCTGATTACCCCGCCTGAGTTCGACAAGGCTATTGATCGTGTAGCAGGTACTATGTCGGCAATGCGGAGGATATGTACAGTTCGCTCTATTGGTACTGATACCTATAAGAAACTCGTTAATATGGGTGGAGCTACTTCTGGTTGGGTTGCTGAAAAAGCATCACGTACCGAAACTGATACTCCGACTTTGAAGGAAATCGCCATTAACATGAAAGAGATTTATGCCGAACCAGGTTGTACTCAGATTTCCCTCGATGACGCAACTATTGATCTTCCTTCGTGGTTGGCCGACGAGGTTTCTATTGAGTTCGCAGAGGAAGAAGGTTCTGCTTTTATCAGTGGTAATGGTGTTGAAAAGCCTCATGGTATCGCCGGATACACCTTTATTGCCGATGCCTCTTACTCCTTCGGTAAGGTTGGTTACATTGCTGGTGGCCACGCTACCTTGCTGAATAATGCTGACAAACTGGAAGATGTCACTCTCGCTCTTAAATCAATTTATCTTAACGGTGCTTCTTGGTTGATGAACCGTAATACAGTCGGGAAAATTCGTCAGTTGAAAGATGGTAACGGTCAGTCTTTGTGGCAACCGGGCCTTCAGGCAGGCGCACCCAATGTCCTGTTCGGTTATCCGGTTGATACTGACGATAACATTGATACCATTGGCGCTGGAAAGTACCCCTGCTTCTTTGGCAATTTCAAGAGAGCTTATCTGATTCTGGATCGCATGGGAATTAGGGTACTTCGTGATCCGTATACTTCCAAGGGGAATGTCCTCTTTTATACCACGAAGAGAGTGGGTGGAGGCATAGTCATGTTCGAGGCGATTAAGGCGCTCAAGATCGCAGCTTCTTAATGTTTGATTAATTAATAATCGGGGTAGGTTATCCTGCCCCATTACCATAGGAGGTAAAAATAAATGAAAGACCTTTATAGCAACATTGAAACTGTTTCTCTGCTGGCTCCCGTATCAGTAACGGCAACAGGAACTATTACTGATATTGATCTTCAGGGATTTAACTCTGCTTGTATCCTTATTCATCTTGGCACCGATTCGGGAACGGGATTATCAGCAACAGATTACTGGACGTTTACCATGAAGGATTCTCCCGATGGAACGACTTACACGGCAGTAGAAACAGCAGATATGGTTGATTTGACAGTTACTAGCGGAATTGTGTTGACTGTTGATGCCGAAGATGAAGACAACACTCTTTATAAAATTGGTTACGTTGGCGGACAGCGTTATCTGGAATTGACCTATACGGAAACTACGACTGGATCGAATGCTACTTTGATGTCGATTGAGCTTATTAAGGGTAATCCTGAAATTGCGCCTGTAGCATAACATATAAACACCGGCCCTTTAGTGGGTACTCGATACGATCTTATCCGGGTCGTATCGGGGAAACCACCGGATAACGGAGGAATTAAAAAATGAGTGATACAAGTTATGGTCCTAAAGTTTATCGGAAACGTGGTGGAGATGAGATAGTCGTAGCTTATGGTGGACAAATTCTTGTCGAGCCTGGCGGAAGCATAATGGGTGGGAATCCTACGGGAGCAGCAGATTATTTTGTTGATCTGAATGTTTCTGCTACGGGTGATGGTTCGATGCAGAGTCCCTTTGCAACCATAGCCGAAGCAATTACGGCTTCAAATACCAGTATTGGATTAACTGCAAATCGTTGGTGGGCAAGACGTAATAGAATTTTTGTAATGGGAGATGGAATTACTGAAAGCATAACCGTACTTCCTGAAAAATGCGACATTATTGGATGTGGAGCTGACCTTGTTCCCTACCCTAGAATTATTGGTCATCATACGATTGCTGCTGCAAAGGTTGGTTGCCGGATTATTAATATTGGTTTTCAGTTAGATGGTGCTGGAGTGGGTATAACAATTCCCGCTGGATGCCACGGGTTCCAGATTATCGGCGGAATGATGCAGCCGGCAGCTGCAGGTAATACAGTTGGTGTCCAGATTACCAATTCGGCACTTGTTCGCATTGAAGGATTTGATCTTTATCAAAACCCCGCAGCTTATGGGACTGGTATTTGTGCAGTAGGAATCGCCATTGCGGGTACTTCGGCTAATCATCAGACAGTCATTAAAGATTGTTATATCAATGCCACCGAAGGAATAGATGTTGTTTCCGGCGCTCCCGCTTACGATAGCCGGATTGAGGGATGTACCATTCACGCCGTTGTTTTGACCATTGATGACAATTCCGACCAGTTTTATGTCATCAACAACAGGCTTATAACTGACGCAGATATAGACTCTGACCCCATGACGGGTATTGACTGCAAGAATGAATTTGCTTGCGGTAATATCATCACCGGAAGTGGAACAGAAGGACAGGCGGATACTTGGCCGCATACGCTGATTGCTTAATTAACTTTCAAGAGGCGCGACTGGTCTGTACGTACAGTCCGCCTTCAACATAAATTTCAAATTTAGTCCCGAAAAATGGAGGGATGAAAATGGCATACGAACCAATAGGGGCAACAAATAATAGATTCATTGGACTTTCAACTGATACCAAACCCACAGATGTAAAGACCGGCGCAACTGCCTTTGAATGGAATACCGGATTTATGTTTATCTATAACGGATACGCATGGGTTCCTAAGTCATTTATGCCGGAATCAACAGTCAACTATAAGCAGATTTCCCTTAACCAAGCTGCAAATACTTATGATGTGATGACCGCTACAGCGCAAGCATTGTTTATTGATGCTGTGATTGTATCTATCCCTGATGATCTGCATTCAGTAGAAACATTTACTGGAATCTCAGTACAGACCGATGACGGAACTCCGATTGTTTTATTTTCCGCTACTGCTGGTGCAAAGGCAAATTTAACGGGCAATTTCTATTCAGTTTATCGTGGGCCATCCGTAACAGCAGCTACTAAAAAAGTTCAATTAACAATTGGTGGTGCTACTGCTGGTGCTGGTAAGGTTGCAGATATTACAGTTATGTGGCGACCTCTTGTGGCTGGTGGATATATGTTGAATGCTTAAAATTATCCATAAAATATTAACTATGGATTATATAATTTATTGTTATAAGTAAATAATTCTGGAGAACAATAAATGGATAATGAAAAAAATGATAAATTTCCTACATTCCAATGGATAGCTGGGATACTTATTACAATAGTATTGCTAATATCTAGTGCTGGACTTTCCGAAAATAGAAATAATGTAAAAGATTTACGTAAGGAAAATGTTGAAATACGTAAAGAAAATGTTGAAATATGTAATCGTGTAACGGCAATAGAAACAGCTAATAAATTACAATTTGAGGAAATAAAAGCATGGCGTCAAGATGTTAAGTTAGGGATAAAAGAAATATCAGACAAACTTGATAAGCATGAACGTGGGATACAAGCACGAAGAGCCGAAAGAAAATTACAAGAAAATGTTAATTTATTTAATTAACAATAATTAAGAAAGAAAGAATAAATGACAAGGATAATTAATTTCATAATAAGTATAATTTTCGCAATAATTTTATTGTTTATCTGCTTAATGCTTGGTATAATTATTGGAATAATTGCTGGAATAACAATTGGTTTTGCTACTTGGAATGCAACTATAGATAGATTTAATGCGGTTGTGAATTTAAGGAAAAAATTAAGGGTAAAATCATGATAGTAATTCCGTATCTTGAACCGACAATCGAACCTATCACTAAGGCAGAGCTAGAAACTCATCTTGGAATTTCTAGTGGTACAATGGCTAATGACACAACTCCTTATTCTACTATTCCGGCAACATCCTACCCTGTCGATTATGAGTTAATGACCTTAGATGTTGCACCCGCTACAGCATGGGCAGTGGGCGATACAATTACCGGACAGACCAGTTCTAAGACCTGTATTGTTGTATCGGCTATTACCACCAAAACATATCTTGTCAAGTCACGTTCAGGCGCTTTTACATTAGGGGAAGTTGTAGGAGTAACTGGAACCGCTGCTAAGTTAGCCGATCAAGGAACTGCTTACCCGACCTTTGTCACAACTTACAATGGCGGATATATGGTAATCGGTCAATGGATTGAAGTATTAGGCCATACTACGATTGTTCAGCTTATCCCTACTGCTAACGGTACGGGCGGTACGGTAGATGCGAAAATTCAGGAATGTGATGTTACTACTGGAGCAATCACTGATTTTGTAGGTGGGGCATTTACACAGGTCACTGAATCCAATGACACTACAATTCAAGAATTAACTTATACTGGAATTAAAAAATATATTAGAGTAGTTGCTAAGCCTCTTATTGCTGCGTGTCAATTCTCAGTGTTAATTCAAGTGTGGGAACCTAATGTAGCAGAAGACGACATGCTGGACGAACTTATTACGGCTGGTCGATTATCAGTGGAAAACGATACTAGCAAGAAAATTATGCAACAGACTTGGGATTATTGCCCTAAGCGTTGGCCTGATAATGATAGAATAAAAATACCATTTGGAAATCTTAATAGTGTATCAAGTTTTGCATGGAAAGATATAGATGGAACGGTAACAACATTAGTAAATGGTACTGATTATACTGTAGAAATCAATGGTATTCAGTGTGGTTTTGTGGTATTACCTTATAATGGTTCATGGCCTACAGGCACGTTACATCCCAGCCAACCAATTTCGATAAGATTTGTTTGTGGCTATGCAACACGGGCAGAAGTTCCAAAATCCATAAAGCAGGCAATAAAGAGATGGTGTGCGAATAATTATATGAATCGCGGGGATGATGTGATTGGATACAATACGGTTAGCGAGGATAAGACCTATTCTCGATTGTGTGGCTTAGTGGGCCGTCTATACGACATGGACTTCTTGTAATGAAAAAATTTATTTGTAAACTTTTTGGTCATTTTATGTACTTTGATTCTGTTGATGTGGCAGGCCCAGCAACCTGTAGAGTT